CATAAATAAAAAATTTACAATTATTCACAATATTAGCTCCACTTTGTCCTGTCTGCCCAAAAAGCTGCTGACATTTTGCCTTTTGCAATATTTTTTGCGTGTCTAGCCTTAAAACTCTTTCTTTTTGCCTTATCTGCGTCTGATTCACCTTTTCTGGGTGGTTTTGTCTTTGCTCCTTGTTGTCCAAATCTAATTAATTTAATTTTGTCACCTTCTTTTGCTAAAACAACATGACTCTTTGTTGGGTGTGATGGGGTTTTTTTTGGTTTGTTAAAACCAGCTAATCCAAATTTTTTGAGTCTGGGATCACTCATTTGCCTTTCCTCTTCATTGCCATATTGTGTGCTTCAGTAAATGATACCCCTTCTCTCATCTTGCGTTTCATATATTCCATGTGAGCCTTTGTGTGACCATGAGCTTTCTGATGCTTTGCAAGTGTGTTCTTTTGTCTGGTAGTCAATCTCACTTCTTTTTCCTCAACAAATCAGCATCTGCTTTTCTTGCTCCACCTTTTCCAGAGATAAAACTATTGACCCTGCCCATAGCCCACGCACCCATAGGGACATTTCTTGATCCACTAGACAAGTAAGCACCTTGCCCACGCCTATAAACGGCTGCAAGCTGACGATATGTGAATCTTGACTTTTCTGCCTTTGCCCTAAGACTTTTTTCTACGGCGGCGGACAGTGGTTTTCTTTTTGGAGCCATCTTGTTTTGTGCGTGATTTGGATACTGCTTTTATATCAATAAATTCACCTCTTTTGTAAGCTTCCGCAGTGCGTTTGATTTCCGCTGCTTTTGCACTTTTATTCTTGGCCCCACTGAGATATTTCTTAGCAACGCCAGTTTTTTTATCTTTTGCAACTTTGCGGAATCTTCTCACTTTTTAGTTTTCTTTTTTGGTTGTTTTTTTGGCTCTTCACCTTGCTTTGTAAATTGATAACCCATTACTTCTTGCCTCCCTTTTTAACTTTCTTTTTCTTTGTGCCTTTTGGCTTCATTGACCCATAGTGTGATGGCATAACAATAAAAGTAGCTGTCTTTATCTTACTTCCTTTTGCGTTTTTTAGCTGTCTTTTTTTTGCCAGCGGTAGATAGTGCTATTGCCTGTGCTTGCTTTAAAGTACGGCCTTCTCTCATCAGAAGCCTGATGTTGGCAGAAATAGACTTCTGTGATTTGCCTTTTTTAAGTGGCATAACTAAACTACAACTATGCTTACTATAACTATCACCACCCCACTAGGGGATATTGAGATTGAACATTCTAAACAAACAGCGAAAGCTGTTGGCTCAAAAGATGCTGTTGATTTCTGGAATATAGATGTAAAAGATGGATTATTTGGTGTTCATGGTCATACCTTTGACCCAAAAAACTGTGATATTGCAGACGTTATATCAGCAGCTATTGAATCAGTTGGCTTTTCAAATGTAAAAATACCAGAAAAATCAAGATTGCAAGCTGTCAAAGATTTAGAAAGTTATCCTGACCCTAGAGATTCCCTGCCCTAGACATACCAACAACTAACTCAAACAGATCGGGGTGTTTAAGTATAAGTGTTTGCATACTTGAGGCATCTGCAAAAGTCTCTACAGACATTGTTAAAACTTCTGATGGATTAATTTTGTTTTTGAAATCTCCATACTTTGAATAGTCATACATATCATAAACTTTTCCCATGTATGCGTTTTTATAATCGTTCACAAAAGCAAGTTCTTCTTTTCGATAATTTATATCAGTAATACTTTTAAGTTGATATACAGGTTTTTCTAGCTGTGTAGTCATTGCTTTGTTTGGTCTTGCGGTAGGTTTGTCTAAATACTCCTCTAATATTTTTTTATCTGCAATTTTCTTTGCACCTACATCACCAAAAGCTTTGTCAAATTTCCATTTATTTGTGTAGGTGTTAAGTTTTGGATTTTGCACTTCAACAACATGAGTTATTTCATGAAAAGTGGTGCGTTTACTTATCCGACCCCTATAATCTGTGCTTGTTGTAAATGTCCCCTTATAAAAAGCACAAGAGGCTCTTTTTGCCTTTCCAATAGATTTAACGGCTGGCACACCATTTGCTGACTCAACAAATCCAGCACCATTAAACATTTTGACATATTCACTAAAATAATCTTGGATTTGCCCTTTTTGAACCGCATTAAAAGTTTCTGATATATTCACATTGTTTACGAGTCTAGACACCTGTGTATCTGTCAAACTTGTCTCAAGCATTTTTGTTCTTAATTTTTCTAAATTTTTTGTAAAATCATCATTGTATTTGAGATATGCATTTTTAGCTTTTTCAAACTTTGCAATCAATCCGTCTTGTAATTCTGGTCTTAAATTTGTGCTTGTATTAGCGGCAGCTACTCTCAGTTCCTCTTTTAATTTTTTGAGTTTAGCTACATCAAGACCGCCTACTTCGTTCATCAAAGCCTTACCATCTTTTCTTAATTGCTCTGGACTTGAATCAATTAGCCTTCTTTCAAATCCAACAGGTTCTGCTACTGGTGGAGCAACAGGGGTGAGAGCTTGAACAGCTGGCTTGATAGCACTAGGCTTGCCATACAATCTTTCCAAGTCCTTCAAACTTCTTTCACTGCCATCATTGCGGATCATTTTTCTTAAGGCTGCCTGTCCAGATCCTTCTCTCTTTGCTAGTTTCTTGAAATAATTTACCTTGCCTTCATTACCTAAAGTCTTAACTTGTAGTTTTTTATCCTGATTCAGTAGCCAGTTTCCATATGTTGTTCCCTGCGGCACTCTGCCTGTAGCTGATGGTCTGGTGTCAAACTGTGTTGCTGGCGGCTTTTCAAGGTTAGGATATTTCTTTTGCAAACCATCAAAGTCCACAACAGGGACAGTAGTAGATCGACAGTTGAAGTGTTGCGGTGGTGTTGGGCCATTATTGTAAGCAAATGTTTGTCCATCAAGTCGCATACATATAGCACTTGTTCGAGAATCCAGTGTTGCAACATATTCATATTTAGGACTGACTTTTTTATTTGCTGCATATACAGCTTGACTTGCCTGATTCTGTACTTGATTTATTGATGTTCTTACAATAGTTCTTACCTGATAGTTAGCAAGCTTTGTTACTTCACCACCAGCCGCTGCAATTTGTCTTACATTTCCTTTCTGTCCAAAGTCAAGCCTACCTATCATTCGTCTTGCAATCTGTTGTGTTGACTCCCCTGAGAACACACCTTGCCTAATATGTCTTGCTAACTGTTCTTGCTGACGTTCTGCTATTCCTCTAAAAGCTTTCTCGACTGTTTGGCCATTAGGTAATGTAATCGCTGCCCCTTGTCTTGCTGTCAGTTCAAACTTACCAGCACCAAACTTTACAAAATCATCCTCTGTAAATTGTTTACTAGTAAAGATATTGACCTGTGTTGGATCAGTAGTAACAAAGGATTCTGCATATTTAGGACTAACAGCAACACTATTGATAGGAATATCGCCTGATGCTGTTACTTTCTGTAGTTCATTCTTTATAAAATCAGTCTGCAAGAGTGCTAATCCCTGCAACTCCTCTGTCATTTCTTTAGTTGTGGTCTTTGCCCATGTATTTAAACTCGTTTTTGACTGAGCAATAATAGCCCTAAGTCTTTTTCTAGTTTGTGGTGCTACAATCACACCTTCTGCCGCTGCTTGCTGTCTTAAATCAATCTGTGTTAGCTTTTTAGCTGATGCAACAATGATGTCGTTATAAGTTGAGACAAATTTCCTAGAAACAGAATTACTATACCTACCTAAATCAATAGTTTCTCTAAAAAATACCTCTGGAGTGGACATTTATCATTCGCCCTCTGCGTCCGCTGGCTCCTCCGCTGGGGCATCTGGCTCTTCTCTTTCTGTCAATCCTCCGTTCTGCGTTGTTTCGATCTCATCTTCTACATCAAAGTCATCACCAAGAATCTCTCCAGCAGATAGTTGATTCAATAGTGTCTCCTGACTGATAGTGCCAGAGGTAAACAATGCAAGTAGTGACTGGATTTCCTGTGGCTCTAACCTTGCAGAAACAAAGTCTCTATTCACAAAGCAACTGCCAGCATTAGGTTCATTGAGATATTCGCTATGAAACTTTAAGCAATTATCAATCAAGTCTTGCATTTGCTGTGCAACAACCATCATTGTGCTGTCATTTTGCGATCTATCTATCCTTTTGGCCTCTGCTGTTTCTCCTACTAACTTCTGACCAAGAACAGCTGCAAGCGATAATGTATTAATCTGATCCTTTATGTCATCAAGCCTTTTGAACTGACTGTCATAGCTATCTCCTGATGGAGAAATGTATTCCATCCTAGATTCTGGTGGCAGTGATAGTGCCTCACTTGGCCCTGTTGTTATTTCATCTGCGTTTGGATAACCAAAGACTGCAAGCAATGGAACAGAACTTATGTGCAAGATATTATCCAAGTCAGACTGTATCTGGTAATGCTTAAGGTTTAGCTCTGCAATGTCATACAAAGGACTGCGACTTTCATAAAATCCGACTCTGTTGGAATAGGCAACAGAGAAAGGAATCTTGTCCTTTAAGCTCATTTCGCCCTCTTCAAACAATTTATATTCGCCCTTTTTATCGTCTTTTCTGTGGATTTCATACCTGCCACGTTCAAGCACCCTGACCTGAGATATTACCTTTTCACCATATTGGCCATCTGGCTCAACAACCCTTTCTAACAAACGTACCTGTGTAAGTTCTCTTGCCCCCTCTATAACTTCAGTCCTCCAACCTAATATATCCTCTGGCTTATATGTCACCCAGTATGGCCTAGCTTTCTCTCCTTCCTTTGGTGCATCTACTAAAACACCACAATGTCCAAAAGAAATAACAGTTCTTGCTGTCTGATATAGCCATACATTAAGATCGTTGCCCTCTAAATCAACATCAAATAGCTGTTCTCTAACCAAGTCAGACACATCATCTAGTCTTATGGGCTTTCTGACCAGCATACCGCTTAACATTTTCTCTATTCTCTGGAGATATGGAACTACTGTTGACCTCGCTAACCTGCGATCATAGCTGTCATCTACTTCCCTTTCCAGCTGCGGCAAATATTTTCTATGCTCACTCCTGATCTTATATGTACCTTCCTTTAAATCTGCTATCAAATCCCAGAACTGTGCCATGCGTTGATGGGCCGCATTAGGGCTTGCAACTGTCGTTACAGCTTGAGTAATGGACTTATTGTAAATATCAAGTGAGCTATACACGTTTTTGCCTCAATAGTACCATGTCTTTAATATATTCTAATC